ATGGGAAAAGCCAAAGATGCCGAGTTATATGAAGAAATGTGCCGGGTTGTTGGCAAAATCGTGCTCGAAATGCGCGACCTTGGGCAGGAGCCCAAACACATTGTGATTGCCGGCATGGTGCGCACGATGTTGGCGAATCAGAAAGTGCAGCGTACTGAATTAACGCGGCAGGCGATGGCCGAAGTGATCAAAGCATTGGGCTACGAAACCTAATGTTTTTTCCACCCACTTGAAAAAATCTGAATTGAACCAATATCTCACTCACAGGTGCATTCCCGCTTTTAATAGTGTTACCATCCCTCTACCAAATGTAAAAAACGCCCGCAGGGCAGGCATTTGCGTAAACCATTACGCACCAATTTAGCAATTGTTGGTTAGATGGCGGCGTAATTGATTGTTAACACCTAAATATTTACTTCGTATGTGATCTTACGTGTAAGACACATACGATGTTTCTCCTGATTTCACCCCGTTTCAAATTCTCCTCTCTAGACCTCATCATCTTTGACTTTTTACCGCTTGGGTGTTTCACTTCGTTTCTGTCCGTGCGTCTTTGTGCCACGTATTTTTTGTACATAGTGATGTACACATCCAGGAACGAACATGCTTACCGATGCGAAGCTGAGAAAAATAAAAGGGAAGCCCTGCGAGAAGCGTTATGAACTGTCAGACGCAAATGGCTTGTCTGTTCGTGTGACACCAGCAGGCATGATCGTCTTTCAGTTTCGTTATCAGTTCAATGGCAAGCCAAGGCGCATGACGCTGGGTCAATATGATGACCTGTCATTGAAGGAGGCCAGGGAAGCAGCAGCAGAAGCAAGGAAGATTCTCGGTACCGGGAAAGACCCAATCACTTTCCGTGAAATGCACCTCGACCAGCAGAGAACTTCTCCAACCGTAGAGGCATGTGTCAATGCATGGCTTGATAGTGCACCTGCAAAAAGGCTCGTTAAACACGATCACTGGAAGCGCGCACTTGAAAGGCACGTGGTGAGCCAGGTTGGCTCAATGGTCGTTGAGGATATGGTCGTATCCCACTGGCAGCCCGTATTCGCTCGCATGCGTGAGAATGGCGCAGAGACCTTTGCCGGTGAAGTTCTTTCACGCATGAAAACCATTTTCTCTTACTGCATCCGCGCCGGGCTGATTCGTTCAAACCCCGTTGCCGATCTTCGTGTGATGGATGTTGGTAATCCGCGCAGAAGTCTATTGTGCTGATGAGCATGAATCGCTCGTTGATGACCCTGGCAATTTTGAAGATGGCGACACGGTCTATTTCCGCGTCGAAACTCCCGCCACGCCGCCGTGGCATCCACTGCAACAAAGGGAGCGCTGAGTGAGTGACGCATTACTCGAGTACGCCTGCGGTCGAATCACTGAGCTGGAATCACTGCTGCTGGTGGATGTTCCTGAGACTGTCTGGCCTGCTGAGGTAGCGTTGGTTTATTTTCAAAGAAAGCGTAACTCAGTATCCTGAGTTACATACTTTATTTTAGTAAAAAAATTTACCAAAATGGTTTACTTTTTTGTTGTTAGTGGTAAATTAGTAATTATTGATATTAAGCAACTTGCGTTCATCAAGATTCATGTTGTACGCCACCTAAAGCAAATTGAGGAATAACTATGGCACTCACTGAATTCGGTAAGGCCGTCAGAAAAGCGAGGATAGATACAGGGTACACCTTACTCACTATGGCTAAGGCTTTAGGGACTACCCCAGCATTTCTAAGTGGGTTAGAAACTGGTTCAAAAAAAATCCCATCTAAGTGGGTTTACGCGATAAATAATCTTTTAGCAGAGCAGGATTACCATATTAATGATCTCGATGTGTTGGCTAACATTTCGAATGAATCCGTGCCAATAGAAGGCCTTCCCAAACAGCAGCAGATGCTTGTTGCGGGGTTTGCCAAATCTGAGTTTACACATGATGAATTAAAAAAATTTGCAGAATTACTCGCTGAAATTAATAAAAAATAACTTTCAGGAAACTGTTATGCATCAAATGCGTGGAACTCGTGTTCGCCCTTTAGACGAGGTTGATATAAAAAACAAAGCAGTAAATGCTTGTTTTGCCTTGGGTTTTACAAGCAAGTATAAATACAGACGCAGGCCACGCAGATTTGATATTGCGTTAGAGAAACTTTCGGAATGGAATATTGTACTTGATCCAATGGATGATGATGAATGGTATCAAGAAACGCTAGGATTGACTGTTGGTCACTGCGAGCCTGATAAACTTACTATTCGTGTGCCAAATTATATCTATGAAATGGCATGTGCCGGGGGGCAATGGGCACTTTTTGTGATTTTTCATGAGTTAGGACATCTGCTTCTGCAACATAAGCCTGTTTTACACTTTTCCAATAAGCCTCCAGAGCAGGATGAGGATTCGGAATGGCAAGCAGATCTTTTTGCCGAAACTATGTTGGATAAACTGGGATACGAGACAAGACAACTTTGTTTCGAATTCTATTAAAAAAGCCCTGCGCTAACAGGGCTTCGGGGGCAGATAGTGCGCTAACACATTCTGCTGAGTATGGAGGTAATCCAACCGCTACACTCATCTTAGACAGACGAAGTTTAGCGGTTCTCCTAACAATACGCAATCTGTATGGGTTTACAGGTATGCAGGGAAACCGATGCTATGGCTATGGGAACCTGTCGCAAATGTGGAAATACTTGTGAGATCATCTTCCGTTACACCGTGTGTGTGGATGGGGTGGTGCGTCACGCAAAGAAAGGGAGACCTTTCCCGATTCCTCTTTGCAACTGCTCTGAAAAGAAAGCGGCTTAACGCATCTTTCTTTAACAAAGCTCATTCAGTATTGGGTGGGCTTTTTTCTTTTCCGATCTGATTTTCCCCGGTACTGATGAACTTGCGATAAATGTGTTCTGTATCAAAAAGGCCGCATTTTGCCGGTGAATTATCAGCTTAGACAACAAGAAGTGAGCTAGATAATTCATTAAAATATAAATGCTATTTGCGCTGCCATTATTTAAAAAACTGAGTGGAGTGACTATTCATGAGTAGACTTGCGGATTTACGTGATGAACAACAAGATTTTGCCATGTCTGTTCTTCTTGAGATCGGTGCCTTAACGAGTTGCGAAAATCATGAACATATTATGATGGACGGAGGGGTTGATGTTGAGGAGGCGTACGACCACGCCGAAAAGCTGTACAACTCTGATGAAAATAGCGTTCCGTTCGATAGCGTCGTTGAGATGAAGGAAGAAATTCGAAAAGTTTATATGGATCATTCCTATAATGACACTTGCGACGCATGTTCGGAGTGGGAAAGGGATTAAAATCGACGGGATAATTATAGCTTCTCTTTGATTTTCCATATTCACCTGTTCATAATACCAGTGTCAGCCTGAACAACTGACAACCTGTGCGCCACGGAGAAAACCATGGCGCAGTTACAGCTCATCAAGCATTCCTCAGGAATACTGATCCCCGCAACGCCGGAGACCAGCGATTTTCTGCATTTTAAATGTAAGCTCGGTGCCGTGCTTGAAGGCGAATTCCGCCAGGTACGTAATGCCGCTCTTCATCGCAAGTATTTCTCTCTCCTGAACCTGGGCTTCGAATACTGGGAGCCGAACGGCGGAGCAATAACATTCTCTGAAAAATCCATTGTTAATCGCTATGCGAGGTATCTCGCTCTACGCGTCGGAAATGGTGATGTCCTGACTTCGTATGCTGAAGAGTTCTTTGCAGACGTGGCTGATCGCCGTTCATCAAATATCACCGCCAGTAAATCCTTCGATGCCTATCGTGAATGGGTCATTGTCAGTGCCGGTTATTACGACATCGTAAACCTGCCGGATGGCACCCAGCGCAAGCGGGCAAAAAGCATCTCTTTTGCAAACATGGATGACACCACGTTTGCCCCTCTCTACAACGAATCTCTCAATGTGTTATGGCGTTTCATCCTCTCCCGCTCATTCAGCAGCAAAGCGGAAGCGGAGAACGCTGCGGCGCAGCTGATGAGTTATGCGGGGTGATCATGGCTAAAAAGGAAAAATGCCTTTTCTGCGGTGAGCCCGCGACGCTCCATTGCGATGGGATCATCGGTTGGGATGCGGACGAGGATGAAAATCATCACCTCTGCAACGCTCGGGGCATGTTCACATGTGATGCGCCCATGTGCTCGACGTGTGGGACCTGGCACGGGAACATCTTTTTTTCAGGTAAAGCCGGCGGCATGGAAACAAGAGATTATTGCCCGCTTTGCCAGGCGCTTTATCTGAAAGGTGAAGTGATTCGGGAGGACCTTCACCGAAAAGGGAAGGCAATACGTGAGCCGGTCATGGCTGAAGAACAGGCATCAATAATTCGGCAGGCACATTGGAACAGCTATCTGAATGCGCATCGCCACGAAGTGCACATCATCCAGGGAGGTGGACAACAATGCCTGCCATTCTGAAAAAGAAACCACGCCGTAAATGCAAAGTGCGCGGGGAGTTCTTTCACCCGGCGTTCGACAATATCCGCTGGTGCAGTCATGAGCATGGTGCGCAGTTCGCTCTGCAGCAGTTAGCCAAGAAGCGCCAGAAGCAGCAGCAGGAAAAAGACAAGACAGCTCGCGCCGCCTGGAAAGAAAGAAAGTCAGCAGTTAAGCCGCTTAGCCACTGGATAAACATGACGCAGCGGGCCTACAACGACTGGCGTCGTGAATACCTCCTGTCGCTTGGTTATGGCTGTATGTCCTGCGGAACGAAAACAGCTCTTGTCTGGCATGCAGGCCACTACCGAACTACGGCAGCAGCCCCGCAATTACGCTTCACCGACAACAACGTTTGGATCCAGTGTCCATCTTGCAACGTCCATAAATCAGGGAACATTGAGGCATATCGCGCGAAGTTGGTAGAAGAAATAGGGGAGGAGGGCGTCCAGTCCCTTGAGTGCAACAACGAAACGCACCGCTACACCAGGGAAGAGTTGGCGGCGACCCGAGCGCAAGCCAGATCAAATCTTCGAAACCTAAAAAAGCAGGAGGCCGCGTGACCTCCTTTGACTTCAACCGATACCAGGCCGAAAGCGTTGCGCGGGCATGTCTTAAGGCGATCGCGCGCCACACAAAAGAACCAGTCAAACAACCATCGCAGCAAACAACGGGAGCGGCAGCATGACGGCACAATATCTTGAATACATCCGCCAGCAGTTAATCGTCGCTACCGCCGACCTGAGCGGCTGCACAAAAGGCCAATTGCTGGCTTGGACGGAAAACGCTCAGTTCGACACTAAGCGACTCAAGCGCAAGCGCCTGCGCATGTGGGATGAGGTAACAGAAAAGATGGTTCCCGTTCCCGGTGACCCGGTGCCGGGCCATCAGAGTAGGGCGAAGGGATCCTCTATTGCTCTCGTTCAGCCGGTGGAGTTCTCGACTGCGTCGTGGCGCCGGGCTGTTCTCGCTTCCGAAGAACACCAGAAAGCATGGCTGCTTTGGATATACAGTGAAAATATTTGCTGGGATCACCAGGTGGCAATAACCAACTGGGGGTGGTCGATGTTCTCTGAAAGCATCGGATGTCGCCGCATTGCTGGAAAGACGCGTGATAAGCTCAGGTCATTAATCTGGCTTGCTGCTCAGGAGGCTAAGCACAAATTACAGGGTCGTAGCCAGTACTCTGGTGTAGAAATGGCAGAGATGATGGATGTGGAGGAGAAGAATTGGTCCAAGACGTTCAATGAGCACTGGCAAAGCATGAAGGAACTTTTCCTGCGACTTGATGTTGATTCTCTCAACGCGGTTTCAAAAATTCGCTCGCAACAGAAATCTGCAAATTATCATCTCGGTATTGCAAAAGTAGAGAATATAGCCCATACTTGAGTCTGCTTTGATATGCTGCCTGAATTATAATCGGCGGCAAGATAATAAGATTTAAAAGCCTCGCATATCGCGGGGCTTTTTGTTTTTGGTTAAGACGAAATTTTGGTTTTGTTTGCCGGTGCGTTTGCTAAAACCTAAGCTACAATTTGAATTGCTTGACAGTCATAAAGATAACACTCAGCAAATGGTGAATCCCCCTGTGCGGAGGGGCATAACTGGTGGTTCTTGAGTTGTAGATGCATGCAGAACGTTGCCGCCAGTCGGCGTTTTACCGGGAGGCACCCGGCACCATCCAGAGTGGCTTTACCTGATTTGGCCTGTTCGTCCGAGCAGGCCATTTTTTTGTCTTCTAAAAACCCGATACATTATCGTTTCTGTTATGTATCTGCAGCCTGTTAGCGTTGTGGTCAGATTAGCCGGGTGATTCGCTTAAAATTTTTATTGCAGATTCGTAATGAAGAGATTCTTCTACTGAAGAGCTGGTCTCATAGATATAGACGTACTTACGGGTGAGGTGTTGAATCAGCATTTTTTTACTGATGTGATTTACGACCCCTGCCTGGAGAATGTCATAGACAGCGCTCCCGATAATTCTGTCTTCATGTTTCATGTCTTAGCCAGCGGATGAAAAATGAAGCATGGCACCTAATCCCCACAAATGACAGGATTGTTTCGTAAAGCTGTTCATCCATAACCCGCCTTGTGCGGGTTTTTTATTACCAGGTTCCGGGCAATCAAAACCAGATGGCCTGTCGTTAGCTGCAGCCCGAGGACCTGACCCTTTCTACTCACACAGCGCCACCCTTAAACGGAGGTGCGGATATGACACGTATGAATCAGAGTGCCGATACAGCAATCAACTGGGGGTCACTAATGTCTTTGCTGTCCAGCATGGCCGGGATTGTCACTCTTGAGAGAGTGTATATGGCTACAGCTGTAGCTGGCGCAGTGATTGCATTACTTGGTTACCTGGACAAGCGGAAAACGGAAAAGCTCGATCGCAAATCCATAGAAGAAGAACGCCGCAATCAGCAGGAACGTATTGAGTTGGATCGGGTGCGTGCTCAGGCAGTACTCGATTTTCTCAAGGGCAGTAATGATTCGCCTGCAGTGCAGAAGTCCCCCGAAGTCATTAAGGGCATTAACAAGGTACTTGATGCTGCGAAGGAATAATTTATGGCCTCTCCACGTGCAAAACTGAGTGCGGTAATGCTGGCTCTCATCGCTTCAGGTGCTTCAGCTCCGGTACTGTTCGATCAGTTCATCAGCGAGAAAGAGGGCAATGCGCTGGTGGCAGTCGTTGACCCTGGCGGCGTCTGGTCATTGTGCCATGGCGTAACGGTCATTGATGGAAAGCCAGTTATTAAGGGGCAGCGCGCAACTGAGACCCAGTGCAAGAAAGTAAACGCCATAGAGCGCGATAAAGCGCTGGCGTGGGTTAAGAAAAATATCCGCGTTCCACTGACTGAACCGCAGAAAGTTGGTATTGCCAGTTTCTGTCCTTACAACATCGGTCCCGGCAAATGCTTTCCTTCCACTTTCTATCAGCGAATTAACGCCGGTGACCGCAAAGGTGCGTGCGAAGCAATCCGTTGGTGGATTAAAGACGGTGGGCGTGACTGCCGGCTGACGAAAGGACAGAAAGACGGATGTTACGGCCAGGTTGAAAGACGTGACCAGGAAAGCGCGCTGACGTGCTGGGAGCTGGACCAGTGAAAATACGATACCTCATTGTGATTGGCGCTTTTATACTGAGCATTTTCGGCGGACTGGCCTGGTCGGCATTTCACTACAGTAAGAAGGCTGCGACAGCGGAGAGTGTAAGTCGCGTGCTCAAATCAGATAACGCGCTGCAGGGGCAAGTAATCGCCACTCAGGCATTCAACATCAACCGGCTCAATCAAACTGCTCAGACTGCCCAGCGGGCAAACGCAATTGTGGCCGGGAACAGCGAAACGACGGTAATCGAATATCGGGAGATATTACGCCATGAAAAAACGTGCGATCTGCCTGTTCCTGCTGCTATCGCTGGTGGGCTGCTCGAATACGCGAACCGTTTACGTGCCAGCGCAATGCACCCCGATCCCGTCGGGACTGACTCAGCCGATGGTGACACCACTGCCGCCAGCGGGTTGACGTACTGCCAGGCTGTTTTATGGATTGAACCGCTGCTGGCAACCATAGAGCAGGGTAATAACAATTTCGCGGGAATCCGGGACATCGAACAACACCGCCAAAACTCAAAAGGTAATTAACGGTGCAGCAAAATCATTGTTGATAGGTGATTGTGAGCTGTACTTGCGATCTTCCTAAATTTCGGCATATAGGATTATTCTTAACTTTATGGTATTTATATCCCTAAATAAAAAAGGGGTATGGTCATGAAAATCTTGGGGTTGGATGAGCACAGGACGCTTCGTGGAAGTGGTGCGATCAAGTTTTTTGAGCTTGAAAGGGTGCCAAACAATGATTGGGTGGAGATATTTCAAAGCCTCTTCACTAATGAAAATGAACAAGCATGGGTGGAGGGTTACTGCATCGTGACAAACTGTCGAACCAGTGACATCTCCATTCGACTGACGGAATTACAGTCAAAATGCGATGAGGCGAATGCAATACTCAAGAGGAAGCAGGCTTCTCTGTAATGAGTTAGCGCTCCATGTTCAGAGCCGTCTTTAAGGCGGCTTTTTATTGCCAGCGCCCCGGCGTAGATGATGCAACCAGCCCCCGACTTACTGACGCCGCTGAACGGGATTATTTCACCCACAGAGAGCGAATCGCCACCGTTACCAAACAACTGACGTGCCTGCAGGCCTATGTTCGCGAGCAGTGTTTGAAATAAAAAAGAAGCCCTCTCGTGTGAGGGCAGTGTATGCAGAGTACTTCTTATGGGATTGAGGCACCTCACCAGCGTTGATTTGAGGAGTGAAATCTCATCCCTGAGTTCAACCCTGGTAAGGCGCTCTTTCCTTATGACTCGGGTTGAGTTTTGACGAAAATGATTTAACAACAAGCGTAAGCGTGTAAAAAAATCATATGGAAACGCGGGACTGAGAATGTTCTTAGATGATGATTGCTGTTGGATTCACTCGCCGACGCAGCTAAATGAAATTAAGTTATTGATTAATTATTTCGATTAGTTGGATAAATAAATTTGCTATTTTCTTCGAATGCCATAGTCTCAACTGTGGTTCTGTCGGCTATGCCAACACCAGATGACAGAGCCTGGTACCCCGGCCACATTTCCTGATGACTTCTGGGGAACTCCAGGGAAACAGGATACATCTTACTGGGATAACATTAACCAAGGTCGCTCTAATCTTGTGCGGCCTTTTATGATGATATTTTCAGAACTTAAATTAAACGCAGCAGGCCTTTGAAAAGGTTCATAATGAAAAAAGTACTGGTGTTTTTCAATGCACAACCGGTTGAAGTAATAAAAACAACCAAAATCGTGACGACAATTTTGCGCAATTACCCAAATGGTGAAGAAATCCATCTTCAGATTATGCGAGTGGGAATTCACTCGATTACGGGTGATCATAACGAAATTTATGTTGCTTCTGACAGAGAACTCTCTTCTGAAGAGATAATCAGTGCAGTAAAAAGGTTTCTTTAAGAAATATCCGGGATGATAATTCCTGAGCGCCTTTTGGGAAAATAATCTATGATATATAAAAGCTTGGGTATGAAAAAGGAGTGTGTGCATGAAACATGAAGAACTGGAGCGTAAAGCTGAGGAAGAAATTGCTGCTCTTATTACTAAAAAAATTGCTGAGCTCCGCAAAAAAACAGGCAAAGAGGTTTCTGAGATTGAATTTAAACCGAATGAGACCATGTCTGGTCTTGAAGGGTATTCAGTAAAAATAAAGCTTATGTAAAGTGAAAAGGGCTGCTCAGGCGGCCTTTTTTATCGGCATTACAGAAGGCATTCACTGAGTGCCTGCGATAATGCTAGATTACCCCTAAACGAAGGGGGAAGCATGAAAATCGACCAAGATTATCTCAAAGGACTACTTATCGCATTTGAAGATTCGAACGAGCCTCATACCAGTATTACCAAGCTTATGGTATTGGGATTTGATCACCAGTCTGACAAATTCCGTTTTCATATTCGTTTATTACAAGACCGAGGGTTAATAGGTCGCGTTGATGGTCTACGTGGGATTGGATACTTCAGTCCAGAAAGTGATGATCGAGATGATGAGGGTTTTTTTGACGAAGTTCCGTTGAGACTAACGGCGCCTGGGCATGATTTCCTTGAAGCCATCAGAAACAAGGAAGTATGGGCTACGGTCAAAACAGGCTTTAAGGATGCAAGCCTTGGGACGCTGATTGAAGTATCCAGAAAACTCCTCGAGGGGTTCATACAGAGAAAAATAGACGGAATCCTCAATTAATTGGATCCCTCCAAAATCACTTTTCGAGTGTTGTTAAATGAAGCCACTGGCATCTGCTGGTGGCTTTTTTATTGCCATCACCATGGGCAGACCCATCGTAATGGCGATATGGCTATACACTTTTCCCGTCAACCATAACGCTGGCATCAGCTGAGCTGTTAGGGATGTAAATCCTGACCTTAGAGCCACTTTCGGTTATTACCTCAATTGTCACAGATGTTGGTGGAGCGCCAGTATCGTCGCCAGTGAAAGCGTAAACGATCTCTTCTGAGGTTTTGTCTTCAATGATTGGCATAAGGTCGCCATTAACCAAGCCAGCGTAAATCTTCACGTTGCCCATCAGCATCTCTCAAAGGTATTTAAATGGCACTCACCGACAAACAAGAAATGTTCTGTCGCGAGTACCTCATCGATTTAAACGCTACACCCGAGTTCTACGAGATGATGTTTTCCTGCCGACGCTCATCGTTCCGTCCTGAAAACTATCCATTGGCGGGAGGCAGCCTTTTAAAGCCGATCCCCCTGGAAACGTTCAGCACGACCAACCCGTTCGGCATCGGCCATACCTGGGTGAAGAAGCGGTTCATTGAGCCAGCACCACGCGGCACCATCATTCGCGAAACGCAGAAGGTGTTTAACCCTCAGACCGAGCGAGAAGAGGATGTGACGCTCACTCGCGTTGCAATTCACGGCTCGTTCAAAGAAAACCCGTATCTGGATCCGCAGTACATCGCAACGCTGATGGCCATCAAAGACCCGAACCGGCGCAAGGCCTGGGTAGAGGGCTCGTGGGATGTCACCAGTGGCGGTCGCTTTGACAATCTATGGGATGCGACGGTGCACGTCATTAAGCCGTTCCGTATACCGGATAGCTGGACGGTGGACCGCTCACATGACTGGGGTGAGTCAAAGCCGTTCTCCAACCTCTGGTGGGCGCGTGCCGATGGTACCGCCGCAGAGTTGCCGGACGGTAGGCAGTTCTGTCCGCCTGCCGGGACGTTGATACTCATTGGCGAGTGGTATGGCTGTCCTCCTGACGAGCTGAATAAAGGCCTCAATATGTCCTCAACGAACGTCGCAAAGGGTGTGGCGTGGGTGGATAAGCGGCTGGTGGGCGAAGAAGTGGACGAGCCGGAGGAGATAAAACTCAACGGGGTGACTCAGGGGCAACTGAACATCATGCCCGGTATCTGCAAGAAGGTTGTTCCCGGCCCTGCTGATGGGGCTATCTATAACACCGGTGATGACGAGTTATCAATTGCCCAGAAAATGGAATCCCAGGGCGTAAAGTGGGTTCCATCCAACAAGAAGCCGGGTTCGCGTGTGAACGGCGCGGCCCTGTTTGCTGACATGCTGGAGGCCGTCCTTGAGGGCAAGAAGCTGGAATCAGGTACGCCCGAGAAACCAGCATTCTACGTGTTCGACTACTGCCGGGGCTGGATTAGCCGTGTGCCGGTGCTCGTTCGCGACAGTAAGAACCCTGACGATGTAGATACCCAGCAGGAAGATCACGATTGGGATGGCACACGATACGCCGTCCTGCATTCACCGCCGAAGAAAGTCGGCAAAGTTACCAGCCTACGGATCTAACTCCATGCCTGATATTTCTACACCCAATCTGGACTATGGGAACATGGTGCAGGCGTGGGACATTAACGATGCCCTCATGGGTGGCACACTTTACATGCGCGAACTGGGTGAAGCATATCTCCCGCGCTGGCCGAAAGAAGACAAAGAGGATTACAAAAAGCGCCTGGCGGTTGCCACGCTATTACCTGCATACGAAGAGACCATTAACCAGAACGTTGGGCGTGTGTTTGCTGAGCCAATTCAATTGGGCGAGAACGTCCCGGATACGCTCCGCGAGTATGCGAAGAACGTGGATCTTGAAGGTAGCCGTCTCGATGTATGGGCGCAGGCCTTCTTCAGCCTGGCAATGCAATATGGACTTTCTCATGCGCTGGTGGACTATCCCCGCGTTGACGGCGAACAGGTGAAGACCAAGGCTGATGAAAAGGCTACTGGGGCGCGCCCGTACGTCACCATGCTTAACCCTCGACAGGTCATTGGCTGGAAGTCGAAGATGGTCGGTGGCAAAGTCCAGCTAACCGCGTTGCGCATTAAAGAGGTGGTGGTCGAGGACGGCGACGACTTCGGGCAGACAAAGGTTGAGCAGATTCGTTTGCTGACTCCAGGGCAGGTTCAAATATTCCGTAAGGCGACCGGTGACAACGCCCAGGCGAACTGGGCGTTGCACGAAGAGTGGAAAACCTCCCGGCAGGACATCACGCTTGTCACGCTCTACCGAAGGCGGTGACCAACAGTCCATCAGCATTCAGTTCATGGAGGATGATAAGGCCCGCACCATCCCGACGTTCAAAAACGCCGTAGTTCAGGTCTATACCTTCGCGCATGACCCGCTGTTGGCTATCTACAAGCGTCTGATCGAACTGGATGAGTCGAGCGATACCACGGCAAAGCGAGGCGCAGCGACGCGGTGGATGGGCGGTTTACTCTAACTTCCTGGACCGAATCATCACACTGCAAACGGGTCTGGACGGGGTTGTTTATGTGCCGGGAACAGTTTTTGCTTTTGCTGATGAACGGGTGTCCGGTCGCATTTATGGCGGACGCATCACCGAATATAATGCCGGGATTAAAGCTGTTACAACGGATCGCGGGACCAGTGCTGTTGCAGGGGATACATTGCTGATCCGTACTCAGGGCGGCACTGTTGAAAGTCGGGTTATCCAGGCAGTAAATGGCACGCAGCTGATTGTATCCACACCGTTCAAAGCTGCACCACTCCCTAACGCCATATTCGTTATTGATGCCGGACAGCTCCGCCTGCAGTATTTCAGAGTAACTAACCTGACATTTAATGATGAGGAAAATACATTCACCATTACCGGGGCGGAATACAATGCGTCAAAATATGATGCTGTTGATAACAACGCGCGTCTGGATACCCCTCCGATCAGCCTGATTCCAACCGGGCTGGTGGCGCAACCACAAAATGTAGTTATTACCAGTTACGACTCCGTCCGCCAGGGGCAGCGTATTGCCACGCTGGTTGCGTCCTGGGATCCGCCTCTGGATAAGAATGGCAAACCCCAGGCAGATATCGTTTCATACCGGGTACAGTGGAAACGGGGTGAGAACGAGTGGATCAATGTTCCTGCAACAGGGCTACGTAATATCGAAGTGCCTGGGATTTTTGAAGGCGACTACCTCGTCAGAGTTTGTGCCATTAATTCCGGGGGGGCGTCGAGCCTCTGGGCGTCCTCCACTCTTACGCACCTGAGCGGGCGAATCGGCGCGGTACCGAAGCCTGTCGGACTTATTGCTACGCCAATCAACTGGGGTATTCAGCTCAACTGGGCATTCCCTGCAGGCAGCGAAGATACCCTTCAAACAGAAGTTCAGTACTCTGCATCGAGCACGGGTAATAACCCGATGCTCCTGGCCGGCGTTCCTTACCCCCAGCATTCATATACTCAGGCGGGCTTACGTGCAGGGCAGGAATTCTGGTACCGGGCGCGCCTTGTCGACCGTATAGGTAACCAGTCAGACTGGACTGACTGGGTGCGGGGGATGGCTAACGACCAGGCCAGTGATTATCTGGATGCAATTAAAGGCGAGGTGCTGCTGGCCGCTGACGGCAAAGCGCTGACTGAAAAAATTGATTTCAGTATCGCCGGGGTTTTGCAGGGTACGCTGGCGAATATCCAGGGGGCAAAAGTTTCATTCGAGCAGTTTGGGATTGCGCGGGCTGAAATCTCCCAGGCTCAGGAGTTAATCGCCGATGCCAAACAGTCATATGCTGAGTTTAAAGACCTGGTCGCTGTCCAGTTCGGAGACAGTGCCGCCGAAATCCTGACCGTTAGAAAAGCCCAGGCCACAACGGATTCGGCGATGGCCCTTCTGACCACAACGGTGCAGGCGACCACGCAGAGTGTGGACGCTCTCACTGGACGGGTAATTCACGCCGAGGCCAGCGTGGTGAGTATCAGCGAGGCGCAGACCAATAATGAACAGGCGCTGGCCACGTTTGAGCAGCAGGCCACGGCAAAATTCACCGCGCAGGATCAGCAGTTCGGCGAGCAAATGGCGGCGATAAACCAGAAATTTACCGCCTATGCCGACGCCACATCAGCCAATGCTATCTACGCCCTCAAGGCGGGCGTTCAGTACAACGGCAACTATTACAACGCCGGCATTTCGGTAGCTGTTATCGCTAACGGCAGTTCAGTCTCAACCCGTGTGGCCATTAACGCAAACGAACTGGTGATGCTATCCGGCAGCAGTACGAGCCAGATGTATTCGCCGTTCGCCATCGTGAGCGGTCAGGTATTTCTGAACGATGCGTTTATTCAGAAAGGCTCAATAGGTAATTTGCAAATCGGGAACTACATCCAGTCCAACGACTGGGATGGTTCAGGGAATGTTGGCTGGCACGTCAATAAGTCAGGGTACGCAACATTCAATGGGGTGACAGTTCGCGGAACGGTCTACGCCACCGACGGTGAGTTTACGGGGAAAATCAACGCTACCAGCGGCTCCTTTAAAGGCTCCGTAGAGGCTGATTCGTTTATCGGTGACGTGGCAAACGGACAGGTTTTCCCGGACACCGGCATTTCATCAACAGTCAGCGTTGCGTTTACTTATACGGATTCCGGGACGCAATTACGGGACAAACATATCGTGCTGATGGCAATGATCAGCGTCGGCGGAGCGACCGGACCTGGTGCCACTGGCGGTGCGGCCGATGTGACCCTGAGTATAGGTAATGTCAGCAAAACCTATCGGGTGGTTAACGCGACTGACCGTGGACCGCTTTTTACCACACTCATGGTGAGCGCCCGTGTCAGAGCGCGTTCCGTTGCCTGTTCAATCACGGGCAAAACTGGCGGGATTTCATCAGGTGGCTCCTGCCAGATTCTGTCTCCAAGCGTGATCGTTGCCCGCGGCTCGGGCGCATTCGAACAAACCAGCTAACTCACTCAACACCACAAACCCGGCTCCGGCCGGTTTTTTTATGTCCGGAGAAAAGGAAATATGTCCGCAGGAACTCTCAAAGTTACCAACGGCTCAAACGCAGTTGTCGGTACCGGCACCACCTTCACCTCAGACCTGAAATCGGGCGACGTGATTACGACCACCATCGGCGGGGTGTTCTACACCCTGTTTGTGGATACCGTGACGAGCAATACCGCCGCCACGCTGACCGACCCGTTTACCGGGCCGACGACCACAGGCGCGGCATGGGTCGCCGTGCCGGCTCTGTCCCTCAACCGCATCACTGCGGCGCTGGCCACGCAGACCGCAGAGGCCGTTAGACGCATCCTCCAGGATAATGCCAACTGGCAGGCGTTTTATTCCGGTGCCGGGGATATCGTGGTCACGCTCCCGGATGGCACGCCAACAGGGCGACAGATTACCGGCCCGTCGTGGGCCAAATTAAAAGCGGACGCAGGCAGTGCCTGGATTGACCGTGGCCCGTTGAGCACTACGGCGAACCTGAACGTCCTGAATCCGGCGATTACAGAGGGAGAATGGGGTAAAAGCTCAACGACCGGGCTCAATGAATCGAACGGATTTCCTCCGGGCGCAGGTGTCGGCGTTCTTAAGGTGATTGCTGGTGGGCGATTTGGTGGAACGCAGATTTATACCGACTATCTTGCTAATCAATGGGTGCGGGCGTTAACTGCAACGTGGAATGGGGTGGATGGCCCGTGGTCCGTATGGATCAGCACTGGCAACAAATCGCTGGAATCGACGCTTTTAACGGGAACCGCTCCCGACCTGAACACCTATAATAATTCACGATTCTATGGAACCTTCCGAATTGCGGGTAGCCTGGGGGCAACTGTTGCGCTGGGGTGGCCCTATGATGGTTTCGGCGGGACTGTAGAGGTAGTGCAGGGATATGGGCTGGGAGTGCAACAATTTGCCGAAAGTAACTACGGCAATCGTTATATGCGATATATGTCCAGCGCCACCGCATGGGCACCGTGGATTAAACAGGATATTTTAGCCGGCCCGAACTTTTTTACCGGAAATGCGGACGACCTGTTAGATGATGGTGACTATCCCACCAACAGTTCGACAACCGGGTTACCCGACCCTGCATTATTTGGGCTGACAAATCCGCCTAACAACTGCCGTTTAACGGTTCGTACGCTCAGGTCTAATACGTCAATTACGCAGGAATGGACTGCATACGGGACTAACACGACGCATAACGGGCGTAAATTTCACAGGGAGAAGTACAGCTCTTCCCCGTGGACCGCATGGAAAGAGGTGCTCGATACATCCAGCCTGCCGTTCCTTTACGGTATTGGTGGTAATAACGTTGGGATGGATGCGATCGACTGGCAAACCTACAACTTTCTGAGCGGATCAAATCTTCAGTTGCGTGGTGCAACGATGTTAAACGCACCATCTCCACTGGATACGTTTAACACCGCCACCCTGTCAGTCAGCGTGCTGAATGTGTCCGGCGATCCGACGTCCACGACCAGTATTGCCTGGATTCACCTTCAGGTGGCTATTTACTCTACTGGTGGCGCATCCAGACGTCTATTCCATTTAGTTGCTCGCGGTACCAGTGGATCACGGGTTTACAATGTTGCCGAAATTATGACATCGGCCACCGCCACCCCAATTAGTGCTGGCGGTACGGGTGCAACAACGGCAGCGGCTGCTCGGAGTGCTTTGGGGTTGGGTGACGCGGCTACTCGTAACGTAGGAACGACGTCGGGCACCGTTGCCGCTGGGGATGATTCTCGATTAGGGACAGTAAACGGTAAAACTGGAGGTACGATCACCAGCGCGGTGAGCGTTACCGGGCAGTTGGGAGCTAACAACCTGTTTGCGGCCACCGCGCCAGCGCCAAACACGCAAGGCACCCATATCGGTTGGAACGCCGAGACAGGAACAGGGGCAACGGATATTTACAACAACAGAGGGGGCGGGAACGGCGGTTTCAATTTCAGAATCGTCAATGTCACTAACACGCAGGAATTGCAGAAATTTCAGTTTCGCTATGATGGCGTCGGGCTGGCTCCCGGGGGATGGCAGACCGGGTCAGATATTCACCTCAAGGAGAATGTCACCCCTGTAACCCGCGCTCTACCTGCTGTTCTCTCGCTGATTGGCACAACCTGGTTGTATAAACGCCGAAAAGGGGGTAGCGAGACACTAACGCCTGGTGTGGGGTTGATTGCTCAGCAGGTGGAGAATATCTGTCCGGCGGCGGTCGCGACACATGAGGAGATGACCTATTTCGAGGACGATACTGCTCTGCTGGAACATAAATCGCTGGACGTATCTGGTGTTTCAGCGGCGTACCACAATGAGGCAATTAAGGCCCTGTTCGAACTGGTTAAGCTGGCGTTGAATGACCCGGATGCCGCCCGTCAGCAGATTGCAGATATTGAGGCAGAGGCGAAGGGACTGACAATTTCGCTGGAGGATTTACAGCGCGAACAGGTGGCGGTACCCACGGAAACACCGACTGTAGAAGAGCCAGAAAGTCCTGATACATCTGCCAGCGATGAAAATCAGTCAGATATTCAGCCGTAA